TGCTGCAGTTCTATCATCTCTACCATCAGCTTTTAATATTCTGTACACATCAATAGTTGTGTTAGAAGCAATACGTGTTATTTCGTTTTGACCTACATCTTCGTTATATGCGTACAATGCCTGGTATGTATTACGTAACCATGCAGGTACACCTGCTGCAGCAATAAGATCTCCTGCAGATCGTACATCTGGCAAACCATACGGAAACAAAACTTTTTTAGCTTCGTCAAAGTTTGGACTTGCGTTTACAAAAAAGCTAGCAGGTATAGCAACTGCAGGTCCAATACCTGGTACTACTTCTAATGCTAGGTTAAGTGATCCTGCATAACCAGGTAATCTAACACCAACATTCCTATCTTCACCAAATAATCCATCAGATACAAGATCATCTATAAGCGGATAGTAAAATACTTCTTCACCAGTAACTTCATCTTCTCCTAAAAATCCTTCACCTTCTACTGGACTAAATGGATTACTAGCACGTGCAGCGTTAACTGTCACTTGACCTCTACGTAATATCTCTGGGTTTTCTTTTAATAGCTTTGCCCATGTAGTCATAATCTCTATATATGCTTCGCCGAATGGAAATATACCACGTAAGTTATATGCTAGTTTTTTACGTTTAGTTAAGTCATACAATAGTTCTTGAACTTCTGTTAAAGCTCTAGCTTTTGCTATTCTATCAATTAACTCAACGTCACCAGATTTATCTGTAAATCCTAGTAACTCTGCTTTTTCTTTCATGTTGTTGTTAAACACTTCTTGTACATCATCTATCTCTGATTCTATGTCAAATATGTCTTCTGCTAAATCATCTACACGTTTTTTTACATTTGCAGGTACTATGTCATCTTCGTATGTAACTCCTGATCCGTATGTACCAGTTATATCAAGTTCTAGTTTCATAAGTTCTTCTTGTTTGTCTGTTAACTTTTCTTCTAGTCTTGATCGTTTTTTATTTAGTGCTGTAGATAAATTCTCAAACTCTTCATCAAGATCTTCAAATCCTAAACCTAATGCTGTATCTTTTTCATTAAGTTCTTTAACTTTACGTTGAAACATATCTATGTTTATCTCTGTATCTGCTTTACGTAGTTTTTGTGCAGGCAATCCTATGTCAGCTCTAAATGTAGCTAACATGTTTTCTCCAGGTAAACTTGCATTTAATGCACCTGCAACTTTTATTTCTTTGCCATCAATTGTATATGTACCACCTTCTAACATAACTTGTCTCATTTTGCCTGACATGTATGGAAGAAGATCGTATATAGTTCTCCAGTATGCTTGTCTAAATACTGGTGATCTTGACGCGTTATCTGTTCTTTGTCCCATTAATGCGTCAAATGCTTTGTTTGTATAAAACTCTAATTTACCAACATTGTCTATATAATCTGTTTTACCAACAGCAACTACGTTAGGAAGATCGTTAATGTATTCATCAGACATTAGTGTTTTCTTTACAGATTTATATAATGTTTGATCACCATTTTTTATACTGTCAAAAAAATCATCTAATGTTTCATCAACATATTGTTTACCGTCTAATCTGTTTAATCTGTTACGCAACAACATTTCAAGTATGTTGTTATTTGCTGTTTTTTCTACTGACAATGGGAATGGTGTTTTAGCAAAATCTAATTCATCAATGTTTATTTTTTTACTTAAATCATCTAATACATCTAAATTTTGATCAAAAGCACCACCTGCTAACTGATTTACTCTAGCTGTAATAGATTCAGCATAAGCATATCTACCACCTGCAGTATTCATTCTTGCTCTATAAGTTGGTCCGCCTTTACTATATGCTTCTATAATTTCTGTAGCACGTGAACTAGATCCTTCAATAAACTCTTTTAATCTAGCGTCTCTTTGTTTTTTAGTTAAGGCACCTCTGTATAAAAAGTTAAATAATCTGTCATAGTGTAAATGTGCTATTTCACGTACAATACCATCATCAAAATATTTTTGTATAAGTCTAGGTTGTGTCTCTTGGTTACGTAATGCGTCTTCTTTTGTAACAACGTCCATAGGGTGTACACCAGGTTTTTTACGTCTCCTACCTGCTTTGTATGCACCACCAAATAAATAGTCAAAGTTGCTAGATCCATATCTACGTGAACTAGCTTGCTGCCACTCTAATGCTTCATCTAGTGGATTACCTAACAAATCTGCAAACTTTACATTTTTGCTAGTCCATCTTGCAGCTTCTGTCTTGTTAGGTTTTTTAAGTAATCCCAGTGACAATACTGACAATGGTCGTGAAAATATATTGTCATAACCACGTGTGTACATACGTAGCTGCTCTTCTCCTACAACACGAAGTAACCAGGCACCACGTAACAATACAAATGGTTTCCAAAAATCTGAATAATAACTATCTATAATTTTAGACATTGTACCTGCACGTATATTGGCAGGTAACTTACTAAACATATCTATTCCTGCTTCTGACGCTTTAGCTCTTATTAGTGACATAGAATTCATAGCTTTTGCTAATTGTCCAGGATCAGGTAAAGGTATTGTTCTGTTAATAAACTCTGTAAGTAAGTGTGGATCTGGATTTACAAATGCTTTGTTATCTACAATTGTTTGACTAATCTTTGCACCTGGATTAGCAACATTGTTACCTGTAACTGCGTCAATAAAATATGCGCGTAGCTCTGGTAGATAATCTTCAAAGATTCTACTAAATGTAAATGCGTCTTCTTTATTTACACCATACTTTTCTACTAAATCATCAGTAGCGTATGTAACCATATCTTTTACAACATTAAATAATCCTGTCTGATCACCATCTTCAAGTCTTACTGCTCTGTTAATTATCTGATCTTTAGCAACAGGATCTACAGTAGTTTGATCTAGCCAACCTTTAATGTTTGTTACTGCGTCATCTAATTGATTACTATCTACGTATCTGTATGGAAACTCACCTGCGTATGTAGCTAATATTCTTGCTGATCTATTAGGACTATCCATAAGTTTTGTCTTAATAACTTTTTTAGCACCAAATAATTTACCTGTACCTTTAGGTACTCCTCCTAGTAATTCTTCTGTAGCACCACCTAAAAATCTACCTATAGCACCTACTGTTGGTGCTTGACCTGTACCAAAAGGACCAAAAGGATCTTCTAAAAATTCTGTAATAAGATTAGACATAAGTTCACGTTTTTCATCTGCAGATTTTGTAAAGTCTTGTGATATATCCATAAATGCTGCAATAGCTTCTCTGTCTGTTATGCCAGTAAGTTCTATAAATTTATTAGGACTATCTAATTCTGACATATAATCTATAAGTTTTTTACCGCCAGGATCTTTAGATAAATAATTAGAAATAGATCTACCAGACATAAACGGTAGTCCCCAACCTTTATTAACTGCACCTATGTATTCTTTTTGTGCTTTAGTTAACTTGTCAGGTTCTATCTTCTGTAATTCTTTTACAAGATAATCTGGTACTTTTAATGCTTTTCTACTTTTAGCAAAGGCACCTAATCCTAATGTCATATAGTTTGCAGGATCTAAAAACAATGCTTTACCTGCGTCTAATACACCAGATATAACATTAAATGGTCTACTGTTTGGTTCTGCAACTTGTAATGCAATAGTTCTACCTAATGATATAGGTGCAGTACCGTATTGACTTGTAATTGTAAAGTTCTCATTACCTTCTTGCATACTTCTGTCTATGTCAGTTATTGGTGTACCTAAGTAATTTTGTATAACTTGTTGCGCTCTACCTTGATCAAAACCAGAACGTATCATGTACTGGTACTCATCATAAAATTTAGATTGTGGATTCTCTGGATCAAATACTTCTGACACTGGCAAAAATCCTTCGCCTAAATTTACTTTTGAACCTTTATTAAGTTCTCCTATAAGTTGTTTAATTGTTGACTTACCTGATTGTTTGTATGCTTCTTTAAATGTTAAATTTTCTGCATTGTCTCCAAACTTAGAAGCAATAAAAGAGTTAATAGGTCTATCTACTGTTGTTCTATATAAATCTTCTAAACCTAAAAATCCTAAACGTACACCTGCTTGCAACGGATCAAATACTTTATCTAATATTGTTTTGCTGTTTGATTGTGCAATCATCTTAGATATATCATTTAACACTGTTGCTTCTGGTTTAACTTGTAATGTTGTTAATGCAGTAATAACATCTGGTGAAAAGTTAGGATATGCTTGTGAAATAGAACTTGCACGCATAGCGTCTTCTTTAGTTATAGATTGTTTAGCACGTTTATATGTTGCTTGTCTACGTTGTAGTTCTTGATAAAACTCTTGCTCTTGTGCAGGATTATCTCTATGAAATTCTGCCATTAGATATTACGCTGCGTTCTACCTATCTGCCTATCAGAAGCAAATTTTAGTAAACCTAAAAGCTCTGCAGTAGGATTAACTTCTGCCATTGCACGTATTAACATTACGTCATCTGGTTCTAAAAATTGATCCTCCATTGGTGGACGTGAGTACGCATTTAAATCATCTTCTCCTGGTGCAAATACATCTGCAATACCAGGTGATACTCCACCTAATTGTTGTGGCTGCGGTTGTGGTGCAGCAAATGTAGTTTGTGGTTGTTCTATGTTTCCTTGTCTAACTTGTTCTACAAGTGCAGCTTCTTCACCTGCTGACTCATTAACCATACCTCTTACATCATCTATTGTTGGTGCGGCACCGTCAGTTCTTCTAGCTAATCTACCTGGACCGCTTACTGCAGCAGGTCTCTTAACTCCACCTCTTCTACCACGACTTCTACTACTGCCATTCGCCATTAAAGTCCTCCTGTTGTCCAAAAAATATAATTAAGCCATTTGGTATGTATTGTACAACCATTCCTTGTGGCATGTCAGATATTATTGGTTCATCTGCGTATATTTCATCTTCGTAATCAGCAATTGCTTCTTCTGTTTTTTGCCATACATCAACTAAACAGTTGTTGACAATATCGCTAAATTCATAATCTAATGGTCTAGGCACCTTGCACACCTCCTAAGAGTAATGATCTTATATCTGGTGCAGGACCTTGTGGTACTGGTTGTCCACCGCCCATCATTTGATCGAGTAACGCAGCTTCACCTTCTGGTACTTCTGGTTCTTCTGCTGTATAAAATTTATCTAGTATTGATTGCATAGAGTTAGGATTTTTATAAATCTGTACTAACGCCATTGTTGCTTTAGGATCACCTTGACTTGCTTGTACCTTTAATGTTTCAAACAAAGTACGTTCTGCTTCGTCTTTTAATATTCTGTCGTTAATCTTTTGTACATTATCAAGTCCGTCCATGTTTTCTTGTAATGTCTCTTTGTCAATTATTCCTGCTTGCAATAACTGTAAACCAGAGACAATCTTTGTTGGCTCATCAAATCCTGCCATAACTCCATACACACGTCTAGTCTTGTACATACCTTGTATGTCTGTGCTAGGTGTATATTGTTCTGCATACGCTGTGCCTTTAAGATAACCTGCTAATGGTTTTTTCTTATTACCATTTAATACTTCGTCCATCTCTAAACGTTTATAATCTAGTTCTTCTATTGCTGTTTTAAGTGCTAACTGATATTCTTTTACGTTTAGATCAACGGACGATAGTAACTCTTGTAATCCCCTACCTGTAACAAATGAGTTAGGAGATATAGCGTCATCACTAACTGGATAGCTTGATCCAACACGAAGTTGTCGTTCTATCCTGTCTATCTGTTGAAACAACTGATATGGAACATTGTTTGGTGGTTTAGCGACTTGTGAACCTGGTGTTAAATAGTTGACTGCAAATCTACCGCGTTTGTAGTTCCCACTCTCTAATTCACCAATAATATTCGTTTCTGTGAATACGCTGTCTTCCATAGCAATTATGGACAAGACGTTAATCTTTGCCATAGCTGCCATCAAACCTAGTACATGGTCATACTGACCAGATAATCTATCAAAACTAAATCTTTTAGATATAACAAAACGTGGACCTGATTTAAGAGGATTAGGTGTAAAGTCTAGTATTTGTTTTTGTTCTGGTAAAAATACGTATGTACCATCTTCATCATAAAACTCTACAAGTTCTGTACCGTCAGCTAAATGATTATCCCAACTTCTTTGAAATCCGTCATGGTATTTAAACTTACTATAACCTGATGGGAACTGACTTGACTCATCAACCATAACTTGTGCTTGTGGGTACATCTGTTTAATAACAGCGTTAGGTACAAGTCTTATAAGTGCTAATTCTTTTGGATCTTGATCTGGTCCGTAATATCCTGGATAACAATCATAAGGATCACGTAGTTCTGCGTGTGGGTACATAATGCCATCTGGTGACATCTTTTGTCTTATGATCCATACACAAAAACCATAACCAGGCAACCATCTAGCTGCTTGTGGTAACTGCATATCCATTTTAGAATTGCTATCTAAGTTAGTAACTATACGTTCTAACTTCTCTGCTTTGTTTTTAGCACGTTCGCTATCTGCGTAAGCGTCTACCTTTATGTCTGGCATACGTCCTAATTTTTGTGCTAAGTGTTCTAAACCTGAATTTATAAGATTAGGTATTGGTAAATCAATGTCGTAATTCTTTGCGCTCTCACCTAACAGTGCAGCAATACCATTGCTACCACCGTTCATAATGGATCTGACTCTATCACGATATTCATAGTGTCCACTATGTTCGTGCATTCCTTTTAGGTCGTCAGTCTTAATTAATAATTCGTCTGGGGTATACACCATTACCAAAAAACCTCGTTGTATTCACT